TTAATATCAGAATCAGTAACACAGTTTCAAGCTCAAGCGTATAAAGAAATGCTACCTGCGGGTGGTCCAGTTCGTACTAAAGTTTTAGGAGTTGAAACAACAGAAAAACAAAGTCAGGCTACCAGAGTCAAAGAGTTCATGAACTATCAGATTACTGAAATCATGGAGGAGTTTGATCCTGATACTGATCAAATGTTATTTTATTTACCTTTATCTGGATCTACTTTTAAGAAAGTATACTTTGATACAACGAAAAATAGAGCTGTTTCTAAATTTGTTCCCTCTGAAGATTTAATTATTCCTTATTCTGCAACTGATTTAGCTACTTCACCAAGAGTAACGCACGTTTTACGTATGGATGAGAATGAGATACGTAAACTTCAAGTAGCAGGAATATTTAAAGATGAAGATATTTCGTCTTCTGATTTGGAAGAAGACCCCGTAAAAGATAAAATTAATGAGATAGAAGGTGTTTCTAAGTCTTATTCTGATGATATGTATTCTATATTAGAGATTCATGCTGATTTAGACATAGAAGGTTTTGAAGATATAGGTCAAGATGGACAACCAACAGGTATAAAACTACCATATATTGTAACAATTGACCATGGTTCTGGTAAAATACTCTCAATTATTAGAAATTATGATCAAAATGACCCAACAAAAAGAAAAAGACAGTATTTTGTTCACTATAAGTTCTTACCTGGTCTAGGTTTTTATGGATTTGGCCTTATTCACATGATTGGTGGACTAGGAAGAGCAGCAACAAGCATTTTAAGACAATTAATCGATGCAGGAACGCTTGCAAATCTTCCATCTGGCTTCAAAGCAAGAGGAATTCGCATAAGAAATGATGATGAACCTCTTTCACCGGGTGAATTTAGGGATATTGACGCTCCCGGCGGTAGTATTAGAGATTCTATCATACCATTACCTTTTAAAGAACCATCTGGAACGCTTGCACAGTTGTTAGGATCTTTAATTGAAGGTGGTAGACGATTTGTTTCGATTGCAGATCAACAAATTAGTAATATGAGTCAAGAAATGCCTGTTGGAACGACAGTTGCGTTGCTTGAACGTGGCATGAAAGTTATGTCTGCTATACATAAAAGGCTTCATTACTCTCAAAAAACAGAATTTAGGTTACTCGCAAGGATATTTTCAGAAAATCTCCCTCCTATTTATCCTTACGAGGTATCTGGTGCGTCAGCAGAAGTAAAAATGCAGGATTTTGATGGCAGGGTCGATATTTTGCCTGTTTCTGACCCTAATATTTTCTCCATGGCACAGCGAGTTACTTTAGCTCAAACCCAACTCCAACTCGCTCAATCTAATCCGCAAATGCACAATCTTCATGCGGCGTACCAGAGAATGTATCAAGCTTTGGAAGTTCAAAATATAGAACAAATACTACCACCAGAGC